TTATGAACAAAGCTAATATCAGTCGGTAATATTGTTTTAATTAACGTCATGGCTACTCTCCTGTTTTACGTAATACATCAAACTTTATCGGGTTAACGCTAAACGTGTTCGGCGGCAAATCAATGTTGCATTCTTCATTTGTATAGCGGTATTGCCCTGATGTCGGGAAGTTCAACACCGCACGGAATTTACCGTCAATCACGTTCACCGCAAATAAGGTTAACTTTTCATCACTGCGCTTTACGGGTAAAGCAAACATGCGATCAGGTACATCTACAGCACCTGTGATAACTATGTCTGTTAGTTCATTACACGTGATATGCGTCATGCTGCTATTGACAATCAGTGCTGATTCGACAGATAACACCTCAATATTAATCGGGTTTGTTTCATGCGGCGCTACCCAATATCCGACTACTTCAGCGCCAACATCAAGCACTTCTTTATACAGCTCACCGTGGGTTAATTGTGCTTTAGATGTTTCAACCCATTCGTTGGCCACTTTTCTATATAAAATGTTCATTCATACATTCCTATTTCATATGCAGCGCACAAATATTTATTACCCACTCCACCCACGTTTTCACTGTTAATTGTTAACGCTTCACCTTTTTTACCTTCGATATAAGTTGTCACAGTGGACGATCCCGAACCGATATTAGTGTTAGGTAGCGCGCTCGTTGAATAAAGGGCGTGAATGGTTTGTTTATCGATTAATTTACGTAAACCCATTAAGACCGTAATGTTAGCAACTGTATCGCTAGTTGACGCGACTGCCAACATTGTCAACCGTACTGTTTGTTCACTTGTCGGTATTACTTTTAGCAATTCGCCCTGCGGTAAATTTTGAAAGTTTGCTGATGACAAAGCCAATTGTTTCCAACCACCACCGCCACCCAATGTACTTAAGTCCATCAGTAACCCCCTGCATATTTCAATTTATTAATTCCTGCACATTCAAAAATCAACGTGCCTGTTTTGCTTTCAGGCAACCAGTGATTTAACTCACTCACCCCGTTTGGCACATCAATATTCACTGTGCCGATAATGTCTATTCGCCCCAGCTTATTGAGCTTTTGCACTTCAACTTTGTCACCTGGTGCCATGGTTGCTGCATCAATGGTTACCGTGGCGCTCTGGCCGTCATCAAACACAACCACTTCATGCTGAGCAACACCCACGCACACAGGGTTTACAGGGTTTAATGAAAACTTATTAAACGTTTTTGCTTTGATGTCTTGAATGTCTTTACTAAAATCAAACATCCAGCTTTGTGCAGGTGCGGCAATGGGCAATATGGCTTTTACGCCATCAAACTTAATCACCATATTGCGGGCTAATACATTGCCCAGCTTAGTGCCCACGGTTTTGATTTTGCTTGCGGTATACACATAAGCCACTGCCACTAACATGCCTGCGCTTAATAGCCCTACCCAGTTAAACTGAAAATCACCAAGTTCTGGTTGTAGCATTACGCTATATGCCACGCGGTTATCGTCAATGTAACCCGACTTTTCTGGCGCTTGGCTATGCACAATATATTGTGCGGCGGGTACTAATTCGGTTTTAGGCGGGTTAACGCTTGGGTCTAGCCCTGGCACAAACGCCAACATAAATTCATCTATCACTAATGCGCTGCCATTCCCCAACGCTTGGGCAATGGCTTGTTCGCCTAATGTGGTAATTGTTGCCATTATTGGGCCACCTCAGTGTCGTAATTACATTGGTATTCAACCGCACTTATTTCAATGGCGGCGGTGTTAGTTGTTGTGTGTTCGTAACGGCGGCATGTGCGGCCAAAGTCTTGTATTAATGTGGCTAATAGCACGTCACTCGTTACCAGTTCGTTGTCTGCTAACTCAATTGAAACAATGTCCCAATCTCTGCCTGCTTGGCGCTCATACGTTGCCAGCACATCAATATCAAAGCGCTGCAAAATGCGCTTAAACCCAGCGGTTGAACCTGCATCAATAGTATTTACATAGGCAAAATGCACACGGCGACGGTAAAGCCACAGCGGTTCGTTACTAAACCTAACCACTGAGTTTTCCCACGCAAGCAAGCCCAGCACGTCTTCACTGCAGGTTAATGCCGATTGTTGCGATAACGGCCACGTTAGCCAGTCTGTTATTTTTTGCCAAAACGATTGGGTGCCCTGCACTAGCATTGCTGGCTCTTGCGGCTGGGTGCTGTCGGCCAGTGTTGTGCCGTCCATCCACCACGGGGTGATCAAATCAGGCAATTTAGGCATGGTCATGACTGCACCCCGTTACTGTTAACGGTCAGCATATTAATAATGGGTAAATCAAGGCCGTTTTCAATGTCAGCCGTTAGCCAACGAATGCTTTTTAAGTGCGGCAATTGTTCATGTAATTCTGCTGATAAATTGGAAAAGCTAAACGTGGCCATTGGGCGCGTTCGGGTTACGTCATAATCATCTGACTCACGAAATGCGCCGCGTATTCTGGCAATAATGGCTTGTTCTAATTCATCGGCTTGGGTTTGGGTTATGCCTTGCACATACCAGTATTCACATTCAATGTCGTGTTGGGTGCTGGGTATTGCAAAGGTTTGCACGTCATCGCCGTGGCCGTGGTTGCCGTCGGTATTAATGTGGCTGTTAATGTTGTCGATTAATGATTGCGGCGTTTCGCCCACATCAACCATCACATAGCAATTAGCCGTACCTGGACCCCGTGGCGCGTTGTGTTCAAAAAACAGTTGATCACTTCTAATGCCGGCAAACTCGGCAATGCTGGCACGATAAACCGCATCGATATGATAATTACCCGCGGCGGCTTTTTTGTCGCGCACTCGTAGCGCTAATTCGTCGTCGGTTTCATCGTCTGCGCCAATGTCGGTTATCCAGTTTTCTTGATTAACCGCTGACGCTATACCGGTGATGTTGTCAATAATGTAGTAATAGCCGGCGGCTAGGTTAAAGGCGCTACCCGCTTCAACGGCAATGCATGGCACATCGGCACTTAACTCGGCACTGGGTATTACTGTATCTGCTATTACTTCAAGCTGATAAATTTTGCCTAATGTGTTGTCTGTGCTAATGCGCGTACCTGCAATAATGGTAATGTCGGCGCCCGTGGCCAATTTAGTAAACGTCACTAGACCAATGGTTTTGTTGGCTAACTTGCGGGTTACGTCTACTTCCCATGCTTTTAGCTCTAAATATGTTTTAGTGGCCGTGGCAACAAACATGGCGGGCAACACATGGGTGGTGAGTAAGTTTTTAATTAACCACAGCGCAGGCGTTACCACCACGGCGGCGTAAAGTTTCCAAAACGGTGACATGGCGCTGTTGTTGCTAATAATAGAGTTAGCCGCTTTTACTTCGGCTTCTAACATGGCGTTAACTTGCGCATCGGTAGTGGGTGCGCCTGCATTGGCGAGTAGCGTTTCAAAGTCAACTTGTGGTCTAGTCATAATTCACCTGCGTGCTAATGTCGCCAAATTCAAAAGTGGTGGCTGTTATGGCTACCACGCCGTTACCCATGTCGTTTACTTCTATGGTGCCTGGCTTAATGCGCACATCGGTTTCAACCAGTAATTCCATGGCGGTATAAATATCGTTTTTAAGTGCGGCGCTGCGTTGGGCCAGTAAACGGGTTGCAAGGCCAGATTCCATAACCAAGTGCTTTACGTCTTGGCCTATGCTGGCGCGTTCGTCTGTTAATATTGGCTGTTTGCCAACGTCAATCATCATGCTGCCGTTTTCAATGCGTAAATCGGTGTATTGCTTCATGCGGTGCGCAACTCCTCTTGATCAGCAATTTCTGACAAACTCCAATTTTTTGGCGGATTATGAATAACCACATCACCAAAGTTAATTTGTTTGGTTTGTGGCAAGCTCATAGTGCGTTGCGACTGTGCTGCAGCGCTTAGGCCCTTGTCGACTTGTGGCGAAATGCTGCGGCGAATGTCGCTGTTTTGGGTTGTGGCAATATTCAGTTGTTGGGTTAATGCTTCAGGCGTATAAGGCGCAGGCAAATTACGTTGCACGTTTAATTGTTGCTGTACGTTTTCTGGCACATATTGCGGCGGCTTAACTAGCTGCACATGCTGTTGTTGTTTCAATGTTTCAGGCGTATAAGGCGCAGGCAATGTGCGCTGCACGTTTAATTGTTGCTGTACGTTTTCTGGTACATATTGCGGCGGTTTGATCAACTGCACATGCTGCTGTTGCTTTAAAGCCTCTGGTGCAAGTTTGCGCTGAACTTCCAACTGTTGAGTAACAGCACTTGGTGTCTGCGGATTGCTATACACATAATTTACAGGATCATTGGCGGCGCTTTTTTGCATCCAAGTTGGCATTGGTGTTTGGCTATTTTTGAACATAGCAGGCATCGTTGCAGGTATGGCCGCTTTATCTACCTCGCCCATTGTTGGAATTAAATCAATTTCAACACCGGGAATATAATTAAGCTTGTCGATACACCAATTCACAAAATCAATAAACATTGATTTTATAGCGTCAAATGCATTGCTAAATATACTGGCTAAATCTTGCACCCATTCCCATTTGCTTATGGTTTCAACAAGGTCGTCCCAGTAATAAATTAACGCACCTACTGCAATAATGGCGGCGGGTATCCAAAACAGTGGATTGGCTAGCGCTGCAAAATTAAACGCTATCATTGCGGTTCTAAGTGTGCCGAACACAGTGGATAACACGCCCGTTGAAAACGCCCATGCTTTTGATGCACCTGATGCAATTGTCATTGATATGGTGGCAGCTTTAGTCGCTGCAACCATGGCCCATGTCATGGTTTTTTCAATACCCAATACTGCGATTGATTTGATGTTTGCTAGGGTAAATGCATTTTTTGCCCATGTTGCAGCAGTGACTAATCCTGACAATACCATTGAGGCTACGCCCCAAGTCACCATTGCCATTTTGCTGACACCCATCATCACGGTAAATGCACCGCCTGCGGCCACTAAGCCTAAAATGCCAATACCTAGTTGGCCAACGGCTTTGGTGATGTTGGGGTAAGTGTTGGTGAACTCGATAATCGATTTACCCATGTCGGCAATTTTGCCAACAAAGCTATTAAATGCGGGTAATATGGCGCTGCCAAACGCGGCGCGGATCACGTACCAACTTTGGGCAAGGCGTTCGCTTTGATCAGTCATTGCAGCGGCCATGATTTCTGCTTGCTCCATGCCTTTGACTTTGCCAAGGGTGTTGATTGAATCGCCTAGGCCGTTAATATCGTTCATTAACAGTTTTACGGTTGCAACCGCTTCAGATGAACCAAACGCTTTAGCTAATGCATCACCCTCTGCTATATCTAACGTTTCACCAAACTTGCCTTTTATCTTGGTCAAAATATCTATCATGGGCAGTAATCGCCCTTGGCTGTCGGTAAATTCAAGCCCTAATGCTTTTTGTGATTTACCCACACCCGTTAAAAATGCTTTGTATTTAGTGCCCGATTCGCTGCCCGACATAGTGGCTTGCAAGGTGCCTAAAATCGCCATTTGTTCACTCATGGCTACGCCTGCACTGGTGGCTTCTGCACCAATGGCCGTAAACGCGCCCGACATTTCAGAACCTGTGGTTTTAAATGCCTGCACGGCTGTGGCCGTCATGCCAGTAACTTGGGCTACCCATTCACTGTTGCCCATGGCATTGGCTTGGTTTTTAAAAATACCGTACATGGTCCCCATGTAGTTGGTCACGGTAGCTGCATCGGCTTTGGTGGCGGCGGCCAGTACGTTACTTGATAACGTAAAGGCAGATAAATCGGCGTCATTCAAACCCGCAATAGCAGATTGAATGTCGTAACTTGATTTAACAAACTCGGTTGATGATTTGCCGTACTTAAGCGCAAATTCATACGACGTATTGGTGAGTTGTTTTAGTGCAGACTCGCGCACCCCAAGTGATTTAACTTCACCTAAGGCGCGGTCCATTTCAATGGCTGGCATTAATGCACTTTGCAGCGCGATACCTGCCGCCGCCATGCCACCGACACCTGTGGCCATTTGCATGGTGCCAGCTTGGTAGTTAGACGCCAGACCATTAAACTGCTTGCTGATTTTAGCAATCGGCTTAGTAATTTGGTCTATCAGTCCAATAGTGAACATTAGCGGTGCTGGTAAGCTCATAATGCATCCTGTTATTTGCCACTAAAAGCGCGGTTTACGCCGTTGGCGGTAATGGCTTCTAAACTGTCAAAGTGGTTTTTATGCAGCCACAATGCTCTAGCCATTGATTGTTCGCTGTCGTCTTCATTGGGTAACCAATGGCGGCGCAGTATTAACATTTGCTCTAACTGGTTGTTGCCAATGGCTTCAACCAGTGCGGTTATTTTTTTACGCTGATTTCAATCGCGGGCGCAAACTCCTGATTAATCATTCCCGCCATTTGTAGCGTGGCACCTGGCGTTTCATCAAGCAGTTTTTTAAGTTCGTCTTTTTGCTTGGCGTCAACGGTTCTAATTAACAAGTTGTGCGCGGGGGCCACTTTGTTGTCGGGCATTATTTCGTTCATGTAACCGTTGTATTCGGTTGTTGTTACGTTGAATGAAAAGTCAGTGCCGACTACGGTTAATATGATGGTCTTTTTCATGATGATTCCTTGTTATTTCTGTTGGTTAATAATTCTTTTAGGTTGTCGAATCCGGCTTGCATTTGGCGTTCCATGCGGTCGCCTACGTCCTTAACATCATTTTTTGTGGCATAGGTTTCGGCTACATGGGTTTTATGATTGCTTAAGTCATTACGAGTTTTGTGCGCTACGTTGTTTAAGTAGGCAATTAACGGCATGGCTATGGTTAACAACATGCCCACAACCCCTATGGCAACTAATAACCAGCTCGTTAATTCCATGGGTTACACTCCTATTTTTTGCGGGATTGGCTCATTACCTTTATTGAGCAAACCCATTATTTTGTCTTTGTCGCTCGACTCTTTGGTCGAGCTCACCCAGTACGTTACGGCGCCAGCAACCAAGGTGAACAAGTTACCCACTAAATACACAATCAAATCGCGGTTGCCTACAATCTCGGGGCCATAAAATAACGCCCACAACACAGCGGCGAACAGCCCGAGTAATAACAGCGTTAACGCGGCTGGCATCCAGTGGTCTTTGTTCTCATGGCGTGCGTTTTGTCGATCAAGTAAATCGGCTTTATATTCATCTAGTGCAATGCGTTGTAATTCAATGTTGCCCTGGCGAATTTGCTCACGTTCTTGCATGGCCCACTCTTGCAGTTTTAGTGCTGCACTTGGGTCGTTACGCAATGCAGCGTCTACCGCTTC